TTACTTTTCAGCAATGCAACAAGCATTGCAAAGTCAGGAGAACATTTAATGGCAACTACAAAAAAATCCATTTATGATCCTGCAACAACAAGTTTTGATCAAATTACAACTATTGAGCAAGCACAGGCTGCTGTTGATTACTGGAAAAATCAAATTCAATCTGGCCATGAAACAAGAGCCAATATTAAATCTCTTGCATTAGCAAGTCAAATTGAAGACAAATTATCTCCAACTACTGCAGCCAATGCAGCACCTGCTGCAACCTCTGGTCCAAGTGTTGCCGAAATGCAAAAAGAAGTTGCTGCGGCTCGTGAATCATTAGCACCTAAATCACCAGAAGTAACAAATCAAGTTCCCATTACTACTGCCACGCCTAATGCGGGTATTCAAACTACTACTATTAATCCAATAACAACTCCAGTTGTTGATAGTGGTACACCACCAACACCTAAAACACCAACCAATGATTTTAAAATGGTTAAAGGTGTATTTACCTACAACGGCAAGGCTTACACTGGTTTAGATCCAAAGACTAATAATTATTATGTCAAGGGTAAACTGCAATCTGATGCAGACATTAAGAATGATTTTATCAAGAACTATGGCGCACAGGCAGCAGCAGTTCTTGCAGTACCAGAACTTTCAACACTTGTTACACAAGCAGTTAAAAGTAATTATACCAAAGATCAATATGGCGCAGCATTTCTTAATACTACATGGGCAAAACAACACCCTGGTTCTATTGGAACTGCAGAACTACAACGCCTTTCAGATCCTTCTGGATACAATATTGCTTACAATAGACAACAAGCACATGCTCAGCAACTGGCAAATGAATTAGGCGCTAATTTTGATTCAAGCCTAATTGGTTCACAAATTGATGCTGCAAATATTAACAATGCAGATGCAACTAAATTTGATCAAGCCGCTGTTACGGCAGGTAAAGCAGACATTACTACTTGGATGATGCAAAATCCAAACGCCACAGATGCTGAAATTCAACAGCATATGGCTAAAGCAATGCTTAATTCAGGTGCGGTAAGTGCAACTACAGGCGGAACAATATTTAATACCGCTCAATCATTGGCTAGTATTGCTCAGCAATACGGACAAAGTGGACTTTACAATCAAGGAATGCTTAATTCATATGCAGCCAATGTTGCCGCTGGTACACAAGGCTACGATGTAAATACTTTTATGGAACAACAAAAGCAAAATGCTATGAATATTTACAAGCCATTTGCTAATCAAATTGCCGCTGGTGCTACCGTTTCAAGCCTTGCAGATCCTTATGTTAATACAATTCAAAACCTTCTTGAAGTATCACCAAGTGATGTACAACTTGGTGCTACAACAGGTTATGGTGCAATGGTATCAAAAGCCATGATGGGTGATGGCACAACCGCTATTGATCCACTTTCATTTGCCAATACCGTTCGTTCTCAACCTGAATGGCTTAATACAAAAAATGCTCAATCAACATTGCTTGGCAATGCTAATTCGATTATTCAGAAGATGGGACTTGGCTAATGGCTGTTTCAGATATTTCCGTTGAACGGATGATTAACCTTGGCGTCTCACCAGCCAAGGCAGCATCAGCAGCAGTAGCGGCTTCAAATACTACTAGCGCTGCTGGGTTTAATCAAGTTGTTTCAGATGCTGGTGGAACTGTTACTACATCACCAACATATCCACCTGCTGGCACACCGATTTCTCAATCTGCGTCACCAAACGCTGATGGTACTTTTACAATTACAACAGTTGTTGCAGATGGTAAAGGTGGGCAAACAACAACAACATCTATATCTGGCACACCAACAGCAACAACAGCAGCCAGCGACGCTCTTGCTGCACAGCAATTAGTAAACAAAACAAATCAAGCAAATGCTGCAGCACAGGCTACAGCATTACTTGAATCTTATGGTTTATCTGCAGACATAGGTGCTGGTATTACAGCCCTTGCTCAAAATGGTCTTGACTCTACAACCATTACCAGCATTTTAGATGCCCCAAATCCAACCACTGCAATTACTGCTCTTGGACTACAAGGCTCACAACTAACAGCAGCCAACCAACTTATTACATCATGGCAGGCTCGTTTTCCTGGCAATCAGGCTCGTATTGCTGCTGGTCTTAACCCAATTGATCCTGCAACATATATTGCCAATGAGACTGCATATAAGCAAGTAATGACAATGGCTGGTATTCCAGCAAGCAGCCCATTAATGCAAACATCATATCTCGGCAATTTAATGGCACAAGATGTTTCTCCAGCAGAAGTACAACAGCGTGTATCTACAGCAACATCTGCTATTCAAAATGAAGATCCAATGGTTATTGCTCAATTGCAAAGCCAATATGGACTTAGCCAATCATCAATTCTTTCACACCTTCTTGACCCAACAGTATCTGTACCTGTTATTCAACAGGAATATAACGCAGCCACGATTGCTGCAGAAGCGGCTCGTGCTGGTGTGGCAATTACAGTTGGTAATACTGGCGGCAATGTACAAGGTGGCGGATTGCTTAATAACAATTCACTTCAAATGCAATTGGCTGCACAAGGTGTTACACAATCTCAGGCACAACAAGGCTTTCAGGCCATTGCAGCGCAACAACCAGCACTTGAATCAATCGCTGGTCGTTACGGGGCAGGTATTACTGGCCCAGCAAACATCGGTCAAGCACTCACGGCAGCAACCTTTAACACCACAGGTGCCGCTGCAGCGCAGCAACAAATTAATTTACTTAAGACTGCTGAAACATCAGCATTCAGCGGTTCAGCAGGTGCTGTTACTGGCAGCCTAGGTCCACGAGATACAAGCGGACTGCAATAAATAAAATCCGTCACTAAAGACCAGCATAGATGACGCGTATTAAGACTGGTAGTAAGAGCCAACCAACCTTCCCCTGGGTGAAGTTGAGGCTTACGCATCCGACAACGAAAGGGAGTGCCATATGGCAAACCAATATGAAGACGAAGAAGACGATCTAGATATTGAACAAGAAGTTCAATCAGATGGTCCTGCCAATCTACGCAAGGCTTTGAAAAGAGCAGAGCGTGAAAAGAAAGAACTATCTGAACAACTTGCTCAGATCCAATCAGATCTTCGCAGTCGTTCCGTAAAGGAAGTATTGGCAACGAAAGGCGTACCTGACAAGGTAGCCAAGTTCATACCAGGCGACGTCAGTACGCCAGAACAGATTGACTCATGGCTTGCAGAAAATGCCGATGTATTCGGCCTTGCACCCGCAGGTGAATCTGCTCCTACCGATCCAGAGAAGGCAGCAAATCAGGCATCGTATCAACGAATCAATGCCGCTACTCAAAACGCAGCAGCACCTACACGCGACGCAGACCTTATGGCCAAAGTCGCTGGTGCAAAGTCTGTAGACGATTTAAATGCGTTAACAGGAAATTTGAGCCAACGCCGTCGGTAGTTAATTCTATCCATCGCACGAAAACCCTAAAGAAAGAAGGTGACACATGAGCAACGCATATACAGATACATCATCTGGTTCCCTTGGTACTTCTCTAGTACAAACAGCCTATGATCGTTATGTTGAATTCGCTCTCCGTGCTGTGCCTCTTATCCGCGACGTTGCGGACAAGCGCCCAGTACAACAGGCTATGCCTGGTTCGTCTGTAGTATTCCAGATTTACACAGACCTATCACAGGTAACAGCACCACTTTCAGAAGACGTTGATCCAGATGCTGTAGCCCTAGGCAACACAACACCTATCACCGTTTCCCTGAATGAATATGGAAACGCTTCACTTGCTACACGTAAGTTGGAGTTGTTCTCACTCTCAGACGTTGATCCAGCAATTGCTGACATCATCGCCTTCAACATGGCTGACTCACTTGACACAAACGTTTTGAACGTCCTTGTTGGTGGACCAAATGCAATTGCAAAGGTAAACGGCGCAATTGTATCTACCTATGCAGGTTCATACACAAACGGAACCACACAGGCTCTTGTCAAGAATACAGACGTTATTTCAGCAGCAATGATTCGTACAGCAGTTGCAAAACTACGTGCGAACAAGGCTGTTCCACGCCAAGGAGAATACTACTGGACTGGTATCCACCCAGAAGTTTCATATGACCTTCGCTCCGAAACTGGAGCAGGCGGATGGCGCGATGACCATAAGTATGCAGAGAATGGTGCGTCAGAATTCTGGCCAGGCACCATCGGAACTTACGAAGGTTCTATGTTCGTAGAATCACCACGTTTGTTCAACACAACTGATGGTACAGGCGCAACAGGTAACACAGGTACCTTCGGTACATCTGGTTACACATACGGCACAGGCGGAGTACGCGTATTCCGTACACTTGTTGCTGGTAAGCAAGCACTTGCAGAAGCAGTTGCCGAAGAACCACACGTTATCTTCGGACCAATTGTTGACAAGTTGATGCGTTTCCGTCCAATCGGTTGGTACGGTGTACTCGGCTGGAGCCGTTACCGTGACGCTGCATTGGTTCGTTTGGAATCAACTTCAAGCATCCACAGTTCATAATTGAACTAGTTGTTGTCCTGCCCTCGCACGTGGGGGCAGGCGGCAACGCTTACGAAAGGAAGCCATGACATACATTTTTAAAGCCCCAACGGTTGATGAATCACCAGCGGGTTTTAGTCGTTTGTTTTGGCGTTACAAAATTGCACGCGGAGACAGCATTCTTGTCTATGGCACAGCCATTGTACGTGAGCGTACACCTGGCGTTGATGAAACACAAGCAGCAGACTACTGCTATTTGGGTGGACATGAATATGTCATCACTCAAACTGAAGTTGATATTTTAACAAACGGCGGTTATGGCTACTGCATAACCACAACGGCATAGGAGATAAAGTGACACCAGGCAGATATAATATTACTGTTATTAAAGGTACAACTTTTACACTTGCTCCTATTTGGAATATTGATAACCTTGCTGTAAACCTGACAGGTTACAGTGCTGATATGCAAGTACGCGATGTAAGCAACAACCTTATTACAGAAATGTCTGTAGCCAATGGACGGGCAACAATTGCCCCTGGTCTTGGCCAAGTAACTTTTACACTAACCCCTGCTCAGACAACAGCGCTAGCCGCTGGTAATTATTTTTATGCAATTAACTACACAGATTCAGCAAATAATGTGTATCAAATTCTTCAAGGAGCATTTATCGTACAGGCAAGCGTGGTACAATAATGGCTAGCACGGTAAATAGTATTTCAACAGTTTTAATTCCTACAACCACAAATGTTTACAATGTGGCTATTCAAGAAAATCAAGTTATTGAATTAGGACCAGTTGGTCCTCAAGGTATTCAAGGAGCAAGCGGTGCAACAGGACCTACAGGCCCAAGTATTACAGGATCCACAGGCGCTACAGGCAGCCAAGGACAGACTGGCTCAACTGGCTCCACAGGCAGTACAGGAAGCACAGGCTCTACAGGCTCAACAGGATCCACAGGTTCTACTGGATCTACAGGTAGTACTGGCAGCACAGGGTCTACTGGATCCACTGGGTCAACAGGAGTAACTGGTGCGCAAGGTAACACGGGTAGCACTGGTAACACTGGCCCTACTGGCTCTACTGGCAGTACTGGTTCGCAAGGGCAAACAGGTCCAACAGGACCTACTGGAGCGGTAGGAAACACTGGAGCCACAGGTAATACTGGGGCAATGGGTAATACAGGCTCACAGGGCAACACAGGGCCTACAGGGGCTACTGGAGCGACAGGCTCTCAAGGCAATACAGGTTCTCAGGGAAACACGGGTGCAACAGGTGCTATCGGCAATACTGGTCCTACTGGTTCCACTGGTGCCACTGGCGCTATTGGTAACACAGGGTCTACAGGACCAACGGGTGCTACGGGAAACACAGGCTCAACTGGAACGACTGGTCCAACAGGCCCAACAGGATTAACTGGTAATACAGGTCCAACTGGCGCAACAGGTAATACTGGTGCAGGCGTAACAGGTGCAACTGGTGCCACTGGTGCAGGCGGTACGCTAGGCCATTACGGTAACTTTTACGATACTACCACTCAGACCAATGCAGGCGCTACTAGCGCCAACCTTATTACTATTAACACCGATTCTGGCTCAAGTGGCGTAAGCATCGTCTCATCTAGCCAAATTACTTTTGCCTATGCTGGTACTTACTCAGTAAACTTTTTGGGTCAATTCATCACCACTGGCGGTGGAAGCAACTACCAAGTAAACGTTTGGTATGCTCTTAACGGAACTGCTGTGACTCAATCAACCGCAGTCTTTACAACCTCTGGCGTTAACAACCAAGTCCTTGCAAACATTGAAGACTTGGTAACAGTTAATGCTGGTGACTACATCCAGTTCTACTGGTCATCACAAAACACCTATATGGAATTACTAGCAGTTGCTGCTGGTTCATCTCCGACTCGTCCTGCATCTCCAAGCGTAAATCTTCACGTTGAACAAATTATGTACACCATACTTGGACCGACGGGAGCAACGGGTGCCACAGGAGCCACAGGTACGAATGGATCTACGGGAGCGACTGGCCCAACTGGACCAACAGGGCCGACAGGTAATACTGGAAGCAATGGTCAGACTGGAGCGACGGGGGCTACTGGACAAACAGGGGCAACTGGTTCTACGGGAAGCACGGGAGCAACAGGCCCAAGTGCATCGGCGTTAGTTGATATGCTTTGGCTTGGGGCTATGTGATAGAATAGCGTATGCCCAAGATAGCCGTTTATTCCATTTGTAAAAATGAGATTAAACATATTGAGCGTTACGCAGAGGCTACAAAAGATGCGGATTATCGCATTGTAGTTGATACTGGATCTACCGATGGTAGCCAAGATAAAATGCGTGAATTGGGTATAACCGTTTATCAAATACATTTAGATCCGTTTCGCTTTGATGTGGCTCGCAACACAGCCTTATCACTTGTTCCAGAAGATGCCGATGTTTGCCTTATTCTTGATATGGATGAAGTACCTGAAGAAAATTTTTTCCAGAAAGTACGACGTGGCTGGAAGCCAGGTGTACATCTGGGATGGATCAGTATGGATACTGGGCAAAAGTGGGAAAGGGACAGGCTTCATTCGCGCTTTGGGTGGCATTGGAAATATCCATGTCATGAAGTTCAAATCTACTACGGCAAAGATGAAGTTAAAGATTGTGACATCAGGGGAGCAGTTATTAAGCATCTTCCCGATGAAAGCAAATCCAGAGGATTATATTTAAATTTACTTGAAATGGCAGTCAAAGAATTGCCGCATGATCCGCGCATGTGGACTTACATGTGCAGAGAATATTATTTCCACCAACGATGGCAAGATGTTATTGACGCCGCTCAAAAACAATTACCACTCAATGGCTGGGATGTAGAACAAGCCGCTGTCTGCCGATGGGCAGGTGAGGCTAGTCACCAACTTGGCAAAGAAGATGATGCCAGAGATTGGTATGACAAAGGTGTACAAATTCTTCCCACACAAGGCGAACCATGGTATGGAGTAGCAATTCATGCTTACCGTAATCAAAATTGGAGCAGATGTTTAGATGCTTCTATTAACGTTATGGAACGTACTCGTTCAACCCACTATTGCTACGAATCAGCAATCTGGGACTGGAAAGCCTATGACCTTGCATCAATCGCTGCTTACAACCTCAAGCATATTGATGAAGCAATAGCCTTCGCTACACAAGCGGTAATAGGCAACGGTCCAGAAACAGATCGTATTCAACGCAACTTAGATTTTTTTAGACAGGTGAAGAATGAATCATCAACACACAAGCAAAGTTCTTGAATGGGGCTTTGATGAAAAATACAATAGCATTCCTTCTAAATACGGCTGTGCCGAATGTCATGAAACGTATACCGAATTACCAGTTTATCCAGAAACACCATCGGATCATAGTCAGCATAATGATTATATTGACGGGTGTTTTGCTTGCAAGATTAGGACATTAGAACTTAACACTGGTGACGCTGGACGTTCTGATTCTATGTCTCAAAAGAAGTGGGATGCTGAACTAAACGCTTATGCAGATGCTCGCTCACAGGGCATACAACCCGCTGGTACAACAATGAAAGCAGTTGCTGAAGCCAAGGAAGCAAGCGACAAACTAGGCGCAGCATTTGATGCTGGAGTTATGCCTGCGGCACAAAAGATTACTAAGCAAACCGCTTCTGTAATGAAAGAAACTGGAGTTATCTAATGGCTATGAATGATAAAAAGCAAGACGCAAAAGTTACTAAAGGATTAAAGCCAGCACAAAAGGCAGCCTTTAAAAAAGCCGATGCTGCGATGGATAAGAAGAAGCCATCTGCTAAGGCTGATATGAAAATGGATAAAGCACTTGTAGCCAAGATCAAGAAAGGCAAGTAAATGGCAGCAGCAAAAAAGGGTATGGGCTTCGCAGCCGCTCAAAAGTCAATCGCTAAAAAGTCTGGCGTATCAATGAAGTCAGCAGGAGCAATCCTTGCATCTTCAACTCGTAAGGCTTCACCAGCAGCAAAGAAAGCAAATCCAAATCTAAAGAAGGTAGCAATGCCTCAGAAAAAAGGTGGTAAATAATATGTGCGCTTCATGTGGATGCAATAACAATGCAGTTAAGGCAACTGGCAAACTAGACGGCAAGCCAACTGAAACACCTTATGGTGAGTATGAAGGCGTCGGCGGCACAATTACATGGCCAACAAAGTAGTCAAAACACGCGGTGCTGCAAAGCAAGCGGTTACTGACACAATTACAATTGGCAATCAAAAGCATGTAATTACCAAAGCCAGCAATGGTGACATTGTTGTCAACCATCCTAACTCAAAGAAAACAACATTTAAGAAAATTGATTTAACTAAGAAGGCAGATGTTAAAACCATTGCTGGCGGCGTAGCCGCTGTTAAGAAATGGCACAAGACACATCCAACGAAAGGTAAGTAAATGACGACGCCCCCAAGTCTGCAGTACAGTATGAATCGTTTGGCAGGTACATTAGTTAATGGCGTACCAACCCTTGATACACAAGGTGCTGCAAATGTTTGGGCTGGTACCACAACCCCTTTAGATACTGAGGGTGCGCTTAACTACCTTTACGGAAAACGTTTTACTAAGTCAAACTACAATATTGATTTGCCAGGAATTTTAAATTCATTGGCTGGCACATATGGTCTTGGCGAAAATCTAGCAGCATCGTTGATAGCATCATGACTTTATTTGTAGACCTTATTGACGAAACTGCTTTATCACTTACTGGTTATACCAATCGCCAGGATCAAGCAACCTACCTAACCGCTCCAATGACAGCAACCGACCTAACCTTTACAGTTGCCGATGGAACAGTACTAACTCGTGGTTTGGTTGAAATTGATGATGAATTGATTTGGGTTGACTCATTTGACCGTACAACTAACACAGCCACTATTCCAGCATATGGTCGTGGCTTTCGTGATACAACCGCTGCAGTTCATACGGCTGGTACACGAGTCACAATTACTCCGTCGTTCCCACGCTCAGTAATTCGTCGCAATTTGCAACAAGCAATTGATGCTGTATATCCAGATTTGTTTGGTACCTATTACACAATTTTTAACTTTCAAGCAGCAGTAACAACTTATGTTCTGCCAGATGAATGTATAGATGTATTGGCTGCCTCATGGCGCACCATTGGACCTTCTAAAGAATGGTTGCCTATTCGCCATTATCGTGTAGATCGTACTGCTAACCCATTGGTATGGAACAGTGGTAAGACTATTTCTATCCGTGAGGGTATTATTCCTGGTCGTCCCGTCATGGTAACTTATACAAAAAAGCCAACTGTTATTCAATATGATAACGATGATTTTTCTATGACTGGTTTATCAGATTCAGCACGTGAAGTCATTGTCCTTGGAGCCGCATATCGTACTGCCATGTATCTTGATTTTGGTCGTGTACCAGCACTAACCGCAGAAGCAGATGCAATGAGTCAATCTAACCCAATTGGTTCAGCAGTCAACATTGGCCGTGCAATTCAAAATCTTTATCAAGCGCGTTTACAAATTGAGATTCGTCGTCTTGAAGCCCAGTTCCCACCCCGCACGCACTACACAAGTTAGGATAATCAGTGACAAGATACTACTCAGCAGTTGCTGTAGACAATACCCTTGGTTCAGCAATAACCAGCGGTTCTACAACAGCAACACTCAATACATCCCCGATTGGTTATCCAAGCAGTTTTCCATTTGTGTTGGCGATTGACTACAACGCAGCAACAGAAGAACTTGTATTGGTAACGGCAGTATCTGGTACAACTATTAGCATTACTCGTGGTTTTAACGGATCAACGCCACAATCTCACGCAGTGGGTGCAGTAATACGTCACGTTATTACAGCCCAAGATTTAACAGATACTCAAACGCATTACAATACTGCATTAACTGATGGTGCGCATGGAGTAACTGGCTCACTAGCCACATTCCTTGGTGCGCCAACATCGGCTAACCTAGCCGCAGTAGTTACCGATGAGACTGGTTCAGGTTCACTTGTTTTTGCAACTGGTCCAACAATTAACAGTCCAGTTATTACAGGAACTATCGCTGCCAGTGGTTCTACTGGTTCTTCAGGTCAATATCTTTCATCAACAGCAACTGGTATTGCTTGGGTAACACCAGCAACAACTAACCTTGTTCTCAATCCTCAGACTGGTACAACCTACACCCTCGTATCTAGCGACTTAAACAAACTGGTTACCTTAAGTAACTCATCTGCAATAACCTTGACCATCCCATCGGCTACATTTACCACTGGTCAACAGATCAACATCCAGCAAATCGGCGCAGGACAGGTAACCGTACAGGGAGATGGAACGTCTACCTTTACAGGGACTGGAACTAAGTTACGCACACAGTACAGTGCAGCCACCATTGTTTGCACAGGAACCAATACCTTTACATTGATTGGAGATATTGCGTAATGGCTACAGCATATGTCGTATTAGGAAACGTAACGCCTTCAGCAGCGGGTACTTCTACCCTCGTTACAGGGTCAACTAACGGCTCTATCGTAGGCTCTTTCA